AATAGATGGCGACCACGCAATCATTGGGCCAAAGGTCAACGCGGCGTGGCCTTCGATCTACAGCCGCCCTGACGCTGTGCGCGTGACTTACGTTGCGGGATATGGCGATGCGGCGTCCGATGTTCCGGCCAGCATTCGGCACGCGGTTCTTTTGACCGTGGGTCATTGGTATGAACACCGCGAAGCCGTTTCAGAGGGCAGCTTCAACGAAGTTCCTCTGGCGGTGTCGGCGTTGATCGGCGTTGAGCGCGTCGGCTGGTACGGCTGACACAAATACCGCTTTTCACATAGGAGCCCAAAATGGCCGACCCATTTAGCAGCAATTCCCCGACCCCCAGTTCATTTGGAACGGTTGGCACCATCATCACCCCCGGCGCGACAGACCTTGACCCCATCGCGAAGGCGATCACGCTCCTGACGGCGGGCAACGTCACGATTGTTCCGGTTGGCAACGACAATGCGGACACGCTGGCCTTTGTCGGACTTCCGGCGGGTTGGGTTTCCCCCTATCGAGTGCGGCGCGTGACAGCCGCCACGGCAACCGTCGCGACGGTTGAGGGTTAATGTCTATCGGCAAGCTGGACCGCCGCATTCAGTTTCGGCGGTACACCATGACCGATGACGGTTTTTCAAAAGTCGAGGCGTGGGCAGATCACGGCAGTCCAGTTTGGGCATCAAAGAAAGATATTTCGGACGGAGAAAAGGTGCGGGCTGGTGAAGTGTCTGCAACTATTACGTCTCGCTTCGAGGTCCGATCTTCGGCCTTTACTCGCGCCCTAACCGCCAAGGACGCACTCACATATAATGGCGTTACGTTTGAGATTTTTGGCATCAAGGAGTTGGGCCGAAACAAGCGCCTGGAAATTACAGCGGGTGCGGAGGTTAGCAATGGAAACGGTTAGTCTGGAAGGCTTCAAAGAACTTGAGCGCGAACTGGAAAAGCTGAGCAAGGCAGCGGGTAAGGGTGCCTTGCGGCGATCTTTGAAAAAGGCGGGGCAGCCGATGGCTGACCTGATGCAATCACTCGCCCCGATTGGCGAGACTGCGACCGACGCGCTTGCCGATAGTGTAACCATCGGAACTCAGTTGTCTAAGCGTCAAAAGGGGATGCATCGCCGGATGTTTCGCGACGACAAGGCATCTGTGGAAATGTTTGTGGGGCCGGGTCCAGATCCAGCGGCGTGGAACCAAGAGTTTGGCAATATCAATCATGGTGCGCAGCCGTTCGCGCGTCCAGCATGGGACCAAGAGGCCAAACCGACACTTGAAAGGTTGAAGCCGCTTCTTTGGTCGGAGATTGAAAAAAGCCTATCCCGCGCCGCCCGCCGCGCTGCGAGGGGTTGATAAATGGAAGAGGATTTTCGGGCCTTGCTTTTGGCCGACACGGGAGTTGCGGCGCTTGTCGGAACCCGCGTTAACTTTGGCGCGCACCCGCAGGGCCAACCGCTTCCGGCTTTGGTTCTGCAAACTATCAGCGATCAGGAAGATTTCAGTATGCAGGGGCCAAGTGGGCTTCTGGAGGGGCGTGTGCAGGTCGATTGCTACGCCGACACTTACGGGGGGTCAAAGCTGCTATCCCGCGCCACAAGATCGGCGTTGAACGGATATAGGGGCGGTGGGTTCCTTTTGGTCACGCAGGTCTCTGCGCGAGACAGTCGCGAAGGCGGCTCAAATGAGGCTACGCGACCCTACCGCGTTAGCATGGACTTTCTCACACATTGGAGGCCTGAATAATGGCACAGAAAGCATTCGGCGGTGATATCGCCTATGATTGGGAACTCTGGATCGGGCGCGAAAGTGCGCCGGGTGAAGATGACCACACGTTCACGCAGATTTTCGGCTTCACAAGTCTGCCGTTCCCAGACCAAGTGCCAGAAGATGTTGACGTGACCAGCCTCAATTCGCCAGGCCGAACGCGTGAAACCGTTCCCGGCCTTCTACCGGTTGCGGATTGGTCGCAGGAAAAGCAGCTTTGGGCAGATGATCCCGGCGACGTCATCTTGGAGGCGCTGGCGGCATTGACGGCGGCAGGCACAAAGGAAGATGTGCTGATCGAGTTCAACATCTTGCCGGACGGCACTTCCATTCGCCGCACGTATCGGGCCTATGTGAACAGCTACACGCCGACCGGATCTGTGGGCGATGCGTCCATGGCCAACTTGTCGATCAAAATTCTTGACCGCCAGGCGACTGATCCACGGGTGATCGCATGATCGCAAACGTCAAAGGAACCTTGAAGGTTGAGGCGGGCGGCGAAGAGTATACGCTCTTCCTCGGCATGAGTGTTATTGCTGACTTGCAGGCAAAGCACGGCCAAGACGTCCTTGAGCGATTGCAGCCCCCGGAGGGAAACGCCAGCAAGAATTGGGTTCCAGATTTAGGGGTTGTGGTTGACGTCGTTCATGGCGCGCTTTTGCGCTTTCATGAGGATGCGGCAACTCGGTGGCTTGCAGATGACATCCTGTCAGAGAATGGAGACGTTCTGGGCGAATTGATGCAGGCCGCATTCCCGACGCCGGAGCCAGCGGTGGGAAACGGACGGAAGCCGAAGAAGGCGGCTTAGACCTTTCCGTCCTTCTTGAAAACTACATTGCGGCGGGTCTTGATCCGGCGCGATTTTGGGAAATCACGCCGCGCCTATACTCCCACGAAATGGCGGGCGCGTTTAAGCGGGCGGAACGTGTTCGAGAAAACGTTTGGTTTTCCGCCATGCTTCCAAATCTCAAAAAGCCACCAACGCTTGACGAGTTTGTCGGCGGCAAAAAAGACAAAACCCGTGAGTTAACCCGGTTCCTTGAGGCCTGGGATAGGGTAGACGCGGCCCTTGCCGCAAATAAAAATCGTGCGGCTTGACTAGCAGAGAAACAGGTAGTCGAATTGCACGGAATACGGGTCGGAAACAGGCGCTGCGCTGGCGTAGGTTGCGCTTGGGCAAACGCCGCGCGCTGTTGCGGTCATCGCACTGCTAGGCGATGCGGTGGCCGCAAAACCAGCAGGAATGCCGCCCCTGATTGTCACGGTGTTGCCGTTAAAGGCAATGACTTGGCCGGGGTCCGCATCTGGCACTGACACGCATCCCGCCAAAGCGAAAGCCAATGCGGCTGCAAATTTTCCATTCATTCATTGTTCCTTTTTGAGAGGTTGCACATGGCAAACAGTGTCATCGGCGCATTGCGCGTCAACCTCGGACTGGACAGTGCGCAGTTTTCCAGCGGCGCGCGCAGGGCTGGTGATACACTAGGCCGGATGCGTTCGCAATTCACGGCTGTTGCTGGCGCAGCGGCGGCTCTTGGTGCGGCCTTGATCGCCCTAACGTCTTCTGTGGCCCGTACCGCAGAAGAAATCGGCCGTTTTTCACAAGTCGCAAACGCTATGCCTCAAGAGTTCCAGCGATGGGCTGCTGCTGCTGCGACGGTTGGGATAGAGCAAGAGAAACTTGCCGATATTCTAAAGGACGTGAATGATCGAGTTGGCGACTTTTTGTCAACGGGCGGCGGCCCGATGGCGGATTTCTTCGAGAATATCGCCCCGCAAATTGGCATAACGGCGGATGCATTCCGTGAATTGTCAGGCCCGCAAGCGTTGCAGCTATACGTTGACTCGCTAGAGCAGGCGGGTCTCAGCCAGCAAGAAATGACCTTCTACCTTGAGGCAATGGCATCGGACGTAACCGCGTTATTGCCGCTTTTGCGTAATGGCGGGGAGGAAATGAACCGCCTAGCAGACAATGTTGAGAGTCTCGGCGGCGTTATGTCGAATGAGACGCAGGCAACGTTGACAGAATATCGAAGTGCGATGCGGGACGTCGGCACGGCATTGCAGGGGATCGGCTTTCGTATTGCTGACAGTGTAGCACCAGCGTTGACTTTGCTTGCCGAGGGCTTTGCAGACAGTATGCGCGAGGGCGGGGCCTTGCGGACGCTCACAGATGCGCTGATAGATAATATAGACGTTTTAGCGGCATCGGTAACTGTTGCGGTAACGGCGTTCGGCGTTCGTTACGTCGGCGCTATGGCGCTTGCCGCTGTTTCGTCTTTTAGCTTTGCCGGGGCGTTGGCGGTTGTGCGAACGGCGCTGATCACAACAGGAATTGGCGCGCTTATTGTCGGTGCGGGCTATTTGGTCGCGCAATTTGGCAGGCTGTCAACGGCAGCGGGCGGCTTTGGGAACGCCATGACGCTTCTCGGGGATGTCGTGCGTGAGGTTTTCGGGCGTCTCGCGCTTGGCTTCCAGGGTGTTGGCGAATTGGCGCGTGCGGCAGCGTTTTTGACCGCTTCGAATTGGGTTGAAGCAGCGGCGACTATCGCACGCCCCTACCAGCGCCTGTTCAATTTCTTGGCCGATGGCTTCAACAGCATTGCAGAACTGACAGGCATCACAGTTACGGCCCCAACCGCTACCTTTGCCGACAGCCTTCAAGGCGTCTCCGATGGGCTATCGGGGCGCGGTGTAAGTGCGGCGGTAAGGGCTGGTGAGGCGTTTAGAGAGGCGGCGGCACCTCTGGAATCCTTGCAGGCCTTGCGCGATGTCATGGCCGAAACCGCACTGGCAACAGAAGACGCGGCTATTGCGGGCGAGAACTTAAACGCACAATTGGGCAACCTTGGCGGTGGTGCTGATACTGGCGGCGGTGGTGGCGGCGGTGGCGGTGGTGATCAATTCACCACGCGGCTGCAAGGCCTTGTGGATGGTCTCCAAACAGAGCGCGAGACACTTGATCGATGGTATGAAGAAGAGCAGGCAATTTTGGCTGATCGTCGGGCGCTAGAGATACTTGGCGAAGAGGGCCACAGGCAAGCATTGCTTCGGCTGGAAGAGGAATACCAAACCCGGCTTGCCGCCATTCGCGCCGAAAGCGCATCCGGCACGCTTTCTGACACGGCTACTTTTTTCGGTGCACTGCAAGACGTGACGTCGGCAGGTGGCAGGGGGTTGGCGCGTGCCGCTGCAATCTTTGGCGCGATTCAGGCAACGGTTAACTCTTATCTTGCCGCCACACAGGCCCTTGCGCAGCCGGGTTTGACCCTTGCCGGGAAGTTCGCTGCATATGCGGCGGTTCTGGCAACTGGTTTGCGCGGCGTGGCGGCGATCAAGCAGGCTGGTAGTAAGGTGGGCGGCGGTGGTGGCGCAACTTCTTCTAGTGTTGGCGTGAGTTCAGCACTGGCAGAGCCAGCAGATCAGGAGCAGCGCGTTATCGTGGACTTCGGAACAAGCCCTGACTGGTATCAAGACATGGCCGAGGGCTTGCTTGAACAGATTTACAACGCGAGTGCCAACGGCGACCGCAGGGTAGTGGTGCAGCGCGCATGATTGAAATCGAAGCAGGCTTTCCGGCAACCAACCGCCCGACGTTCCTATTGGAAAACCTACTACTGGACGCAACGGGCGTTACGGTGACGGGTGGCGGGGATGCTGGCCTAGCGCTAGAGGCTGGCACATATGACTATTGGGCACCGACTTCGGCAACTGGTCAGGCTGTCTATGCGTTTTCTGGGGACGTGACCTTTAACTGCCTCTCAATCGCAGCGCATGACATAGGCACTCAAGGTGGGCAAATCGTTGTTACTGCTGACGCTATGGTGGTGGCGGTTCACACCCCGACAGATGACAGCGCCATAATGATATTTTTCCCGAGCGTCACTGCTGATAACGTGACTATTGCGTTCGGGAATGCCCCGTCGCCCTGCAAGATCGGCGTCATGATGCTTGGCGAAGCCTTGACGATGCAGCGCGGGATTGCTTCTGGCTATGTTCCAACAGAGTGGGCCAAGCGGTCGGAGATCTTGGGCGGTTCTACGATATCTGGCCAGTTTTTGCAGCAACGTGAAATCAGAACAGGCGGGGAAACGTCCCTCCAATTTGCGCCAATAGACGCTAGCTGGTGGCGGCAAAATGGCGAACCTTTGCGCGTGCGTTACAATAGCGGAAAGCCGTTTTTTTACGCTGGTGGTCCTAGCCTTTTTGCTAGCGACGTCGCCTATTGCTGGCGTGCGCCTTCAAGTCGCGAGTTGCTTCCACAGTTAACTTTGGGCGGCTTTGTCTCCGTTAATTTCACGGTAAATTTCTATGCGTGAACCCGTCCAAATAGTCGAGATAGACGTTGACTATTGCAGCCTCACCTATGGCACCTCGCCTTGTGATGCTGCACTAGGCACAACGGGCGTGCGCAAGTGTTTCAACATGTATCGCCACTGTCAGAGCAAACAAAACTTTGACCTTGGCGTGAAGACGCTTCGCTTCGCACAGCCGCGCGCGAACATGCCAAAGAGCCAGCTATATTTTCCCTGCCTCGAAAGCGCCTCGCCACGGTCGGCAACGGTCAACCTTGGGGGCGCGGACAGCCGCCTAGATCCTCTTGGCCGACGCGCTACGGCAACGGTGCGATTGCGTGATTTCCCGTATCACGACAGGGAAATGGACAAATACCGCGCTGGGCGTGTGGACGGCACCGCACAAACTGACGAGGGCGGATATAAGCCGGAAGAGCGGGGGACGTTCTTTCGCAAGCTGAAAACCCGCTGGCCCTACTACGCTGGCAGGCCGTTGCGGATCATCGATGGATATATCGACGGCGGGGTTCTGACGGAGGCCAAAACCCGCCACTACGTCATCACCGATATGGGTATGGACAGCAACGGGTCCGTCACAATCGACGGCAAGGATGTGCTGGACCTTGCCGGGAACAAAAAGGCGACCTGCCCCCGGCAAACCCAAGGCGTCCTGGTGGAAGACATCACCGCCACCGCCACCAGCTTTACAATGACGCCGGAAGGCATCGGGGACGCGGAATATGCGGCGTCTGGCAGGGTGGTGATTGGTTCGGAGGTCATGGCGTTCACGCGCTCTGGCGATGTTATGACTGTGACGCGCGGGCAGAACAACACGGATGCCGCAGCGCATTCAAGTGCTGATGCAGTGCAGCTTTGCTTTGAGGCCAGCAGGCAGCGCCTTGATGATGTCATCTATGACTTGCTGGTCAACTATGCGGGCATTCCCTCCAGTTTCATCCCGCTTTCGGATTGGGAAGCCGAGGTCACGCGATGGGGAACGTCGATTGAGTTGACGACGGTCATTCCGAAGCCGGAAGGCGTGTCTGATTTGGTTGGAGAATTGGCCGTTTTGGGCGTCAATATCTGGTGGGATGACGTGGCGCAAAAGGTGCGCTTGAAGATGGTGCGCCCGCCTGACGGCGATGATGTCTACACAATCAATGACGACAACGCGATCAAGTCGGCATCGGTGATTGACCTGGACGAGGACCGGATAACGCGCGTGGCGTTCTTTTCGGCGCAGATCGATCCCACAAAATCAGTCACCGCGACCGACAATTACAAGCAGCAGTGGCTATTCGTTGATCCAGAAAGCGAAAGCGACCTGCAATATAACAGCAGCAAGACGCGCGAGATATTTTGCCGATGGCTCAACACGGGTGACGCGACAACTATTCGGATTGCAGCGCGTCGGTTGCTGCAACGCCTCAAGGACGCGCCTCAGCGCTTTACGGTGGTGCTAGACGCCAAAGACAACGCCATAGCCCCTACGGACGTTCTCCGCGTCACCAGCAGCGTCTTCGTGGACGAGACCGGGGCCGGGCGAATGCAGCCCATGCAGGTGTTGTCTGTGAAAGACAAGCGATCAGGCCATGATTTCGAGGTTATGGCTCAGTCGTACAATCTGGATGTGGAAATCGGGTATTGCGCGCCAAACGATGCGCCGACCTACGCGGCGGCGAGTTCAGCCGAGCGGTTGGAGTACATCTATTGCAGCGAAAACACCGGGCTCTTGCCGGATGGTGCTGAATCTTACAGGGCGGTTTAAATGACAGCGTTTTATAACATAACCGAAGCGGAAACCGACCCCGGTGCGCCGCCAAAATCGGAATTGTGGAAGGCTTGGTGGAAGAACCCAATCGCCATTGCGGAGGGCACCAGCGGCGCGCCCGTGGCCTCTACTGGCTGGCACCCCTACGACCTGACGGCAGCAGGGGGCACGGAGGATGGCACCGTCTATGACTTCTCGGTGGACGGTGCGGTTGCGTCTGTTGCCATGCCAGCCCTCGCGGATGGTTACGAATACGCGATCAAGCTGAACGGCGTTTCAAGTGCCGCTACGGGTGTGACGCAGAATCTTTTGGTTCGCGCCACGATGTCCGATGCATCGACGCACGACTTCATTCTGGTGCAGTCAACGAATGACGCCCGGAATTACTCTGGGATTGTGGCGTTCCCGATGTGCCGCGCCCTACTTCGAGAGCAGACGTTCCAATACATCAGCGCGATGGTCACAAACCTTGGCGCGAACGAGTCCGAGACGCCAAACGCTGATTTGAATGGGACGCCCGTCAAGGTGGCGTCGCTCTCAGTGCGATTCACGTCTGTCAACATTGATGCAGGGACAATCCAGTTCTTGCGCCGCCGGGAATATGTATCCGGCTAGACCCAAGCAAATGAAAGGCTTGAAAATGAAATATCTTCTCCCTGTGGTAATCTTGGTCACGATGAACTTGCCCGCCGCCGCGCTTCCCGGTGGCCCCGTGCCGCGTCCGGTGGACCCCACGCCCCCGGTGATCGTTTTGCCAACGACCGTGCCCGGCACATCGACCGACGACCGCGACATCTCGCCCGATCCGGCTCCCGAGGTGGACGGGACGGCTGGTGCCCGCGTGAACTGATGCAGTAGCGCCCGCCTCACAGGGCGGGTCTACACCGCGCTCTAAAGGGCCGAAATAAACGACGCAAGGGCGGGTGAAGCAGTGCAAACAGTCGCTAAACTTTGGCGGATTTTCAACACGCCAAGCCGCTTTGATGGTGATCCCTATGGCGGGTTTTTGAATCAATGGGGGCACTACACGGGCGGGGCTGCATCATTCATGATGGCGTGCGGTGCTTGGTTCATTGTGGATGGTGAAATGCCACCTCGTTACATCGCGGCGGGCGTTCTGGTGCTGGCTTATGCGCTTCTGATTGAGGTGGCAGCGCAGGGCTGGCGCGGACTTGATAGCGTAGAGGATACGCTGTTTGTGGCAATGGGGGCGATTACCGTGGCGTCATCTGTGGAGGAGGCGGCAGCGGTTGGGTGGCTTTCGCAAGTAACGATAAACGTGGGCGGCTTAATGGCATCGATTGCTTTTGCATTCTCTGCTTGCCTTGTCTACGCGGCGACAAGGATACGGTAATTTGGCGGATGACGAAAAGAGAGTTCAGGCCGCAACGGACATGGTTCTCCTCACTTACAAGGTCGCGCAGGCTGAAAGCCAATTGCACGAACAGAACGTTCATATCGAAAAACTTGAAGACGAGTTCAACCAGTTTCGGCGGGCGCTAGCGCAAAAGGAACGGAATAACTTGGCTTGGGGCGTTGGTGCATTGGGTACAGTTGTTGCAACTTTGGCCGGGGTGATTTGGGCTTATCGGTCAGTGATTTTCAGATGAGCAAGGCAAATGGCATTTTGCGCGGGGTTTTGGCAGCACTCGGCACCGTCGCAGTGGTTTCCTTTGCCTTTATTTCGTGGTGGTTTGTGACCCCCACAACGTCCTACCTGCAACCTGTTTCCTTTGCCTACACCCACACCGGGCAAGGGCTTTGCGGCTCGGTCATTAGCGAAAGTGGGTGGTGCGCAAGGTTAGTCAGGGAAACGCCGCGCGGCGAGGTTGTGGCGATCTGGACAACAGAAATCCGCCTGTTGAATGACGGCGAAACCGAATGCTCGCTTTCGGGCCGGAGTGCCTACCAAGTCGTCCCCATGAATGCGATCAGTTATCCCGTTTCGCATGTGATGGCCGCTTGCCTGGATGCGATGCAGCCTTTTCACATAGTCCAAGAGCACAGCGTTTTAATCGGGCCGATTAGCCTTAGACCAACGCGGATAGAAGCCACGTTCTACGACTTCGACGCAGGCGAAATCACAATGCCCTAGGGCGTGACCACACACATCAAAGGAGGCAGGCCTATGGCTATGCAAATCTCCGCCCAAGGTCTGTATTTCCTTGCGGCGCACGAGGGCGTTGTGCCCGGTCCGTATCGCGACAGCGTGGGCGTTTGGACCTACGGCGTCGGACATGCGGAAACGTCTGGGCGCGCACCCAACCCGCGCCACATGCCGCGCGGTATGCCCGCCGATATGGACGCAGAGCTGCGCAAGGTGTTCGCCATTTTCGCGGAGGACATGAAGGCTTTTGAAGACGGTGTGAACCGGGCAGTCACGGTTTCGATGGCGCAACACGAATTTGACGCCGCCGTCAGCTTTCATTTCAACACGGGTGCGATTGGCCGCGCGACGTGGGTGAAGAAGTGGAACGCGGGCGACAAGGCCGAGGCCCGCCGCCAAATCATGAACTGGCGCAAGCCGTCCGAGATCATCCCGCGCCGCCAAGCAGAGCGCGACCTCTGGGCAACCGGGGATTATGGGAATGGCCGGGTTAACGTCTGGTCCGTGAATGACGCAGGCCGCGTTTCCTACGCCCGCCCCGTGCGGTCCATGGCCATGGCCGAGGTGTTGCGCCTGATGGGTCCAGCAAGCCCCCCCACGTCGCCACGCGCGCCCGTGACGCCCCAAGCGACCCCATCGCAGGGCAAGGGCCTGGCCGGGGTGCTGTCGTGGCTTCTCGGCAAGATTTTCTC